ACCCGGCGAACAGGTCCACGACCGCGTCCATGACGCTGCGCTTCTCCCCGGTGTCCGGGTCCAGGAACACGTTGTCGGAGCCGCCAACGATCGCCTGCACGTACCGGCCGACCTCGCCATCCACGTACTCGAACGACGCCAGCGCCGGGCCGTCGTCAGGGATCAGGATACGAACTTCACGGACCTTCATCTGCTTCCCTCAAACGATCATGCGCGGCCCGCCCGCCGCGGTTGGCTGAGACAGCATGATAGACGCCGCGCCGCCGTGGGTAGCGGGATTTGTGAACGTGATGTTCTTCACCCCCGTGGCGCCGTCGGCGCCGAGCGCTAAAGTCGACAGCTCGGTCGTGGCCGAGTAGAACATGGCGTACTCCTGCCCATCCGTCACGGCTGCGGTCGCGTAGTCCCCCTGTTCTGTCATGCCGCTCGGCGGTGTGGCGCCCCCGGCCGCCAGCCCGGACGCGTCTGCGCGCAACCCACCGGTGCAGACAATCAACAGACCACCGTTCACGCCGGCCAGTGACGGCGCAGACAGCGGATTGACATCGCTGCCTGGGTTTGGATGGCCGGTGAGCCCGAACAGCGGCGGGTCGCTCTCCGCGCCGGAGAACGCCGTGATGATGCCTGACGCAACCAGAGGCGTTCCCGCCGCCCCGGCCAGGGAGAACGAATAGCTGGCAGGCTCCGACGCTCCCGTGGTCTTGCGCAGAAACACCACCCCGGTGCCAGAGCCCATCACCGTCCAACCAGTAGGCGTCCCGCTGACCGTCTGCCACGTCGTCACGACAGCAATCAGCACGTCCCCGGCCAGTACCCCGGCGGGTTTGTTTATCACGAGGGAGCCCCCTGCTCCTACGCCCCCCGTGAGCGTTGCCCCAGCCTGAGACCGGAAGGCGATCGCCACGGCTCAGCCCTTGTACTGCATTTCGAGCGAGAACGTCAGGTTCTTTGGCGCCCCGCTCACCGCGGTGACGACCATGCTCACGAGCGCCCCCGCAGCAACCGCGACGGGGGCGCCAGTAGGCGCTGCCGTGCCGCCGGTGGTGTTCGCCACAAGCCCGGTCAGCCCAGCTACGTCGACCCCGTTAACCTGCACATTGCACGTAGCGCTCGTGCCTCCGTTGATTTTGTACCTGGCGCGCAGAATGCTCCGTGACGTGCCGGCTGTTGGCATGAAGAACGGGATGATGAAATCAGTATCGCCAGACGCCACTTTCACGTCGCCTGGAATCGTCCACGTGTGCGTTATCGTTGTCGCGATGCTGCCAACCTGCCCGTCGACGTAGCCTTTGTTCGCCGCGTCTCCCGCAACATTCGGTGCCGCGATCTTGCTGCGCCCGTTGGCGTCACGCAGCATTATCGTGTTCGGCGTGGCCTCGGTGGCCGTCGCAAGGCTGTTGATAAGTGCCAGCGCCTCGTTGGCAGCGGCCACCGCCGCGTTTGCCTGGGCTGCCGCGTCAGCGGCCACGATAGCGGCTTGCTCCGCCGCAGCCGCGCCCACGGTGAGCTGGGCCAGTAAGTCCTCCGCGGACACACTGGAGGTCACCGGAATTTCCACGGCGCGGTTGGTCTTCTCCGCCAGTTGCTGCACCTGGATCGCCAGCGCGTCCAGTGCGTTCTCGACCGTGACTTCGGACAGCACGCCGCCCGACGGGATGTCGGTCTGCTGCGAATATGGGACGTTGGACAAGATGGTCAGTCGGTAGTCGACCGGCAGGTTGCCGGCGACGCGGGTTACCGTGCCGCCCGGTGACGTGTCCTGATTGCCGTTCAGCGTGACGGTGTACCCAGCGCCGTAGGCGAGGTCAGTCTCCGCGCCAAGATCGTCCGCCTCGACAACGCGCAGCAGGTCCGGCGAGGTCGTCTTGAAGGCGAACGTGAAGGTGTTGGTCGTTCCGGTGCCGACGTACGGTCCGGCCTTGCGCGGCGCTGCGGATACCGTCACGGCGCCGCCCTCGCCAGCGTGAGGCCGAACGTCCTCATGGCCCACGCCACGTTGCGCTCAAGCGCCTCGATCGTGCTGTCGTTGACGATTTCCCACGACACCAGATCGTCAGGCACGCCAGCCTCGCTTACGTGCGCTCGCACTGCCGGCGCGGCAGGCCGCACCACGCGCACAACGATCCCGCCCATGTCGCGGATGGCGAGGGCCTCGTTCTCGAACCGCACGTTTGTCACGGCGATGCGCCCACGAGTCTTGCTTGCGCGCTGTTTCCAAAGGTCAATCCACAGCGTGCTCGTCACCATGTCGCGCCCCCACTCGGTGCCGAGGGTCTGCATCAGGAACCGAGGGGATTTCCCACCAGGGCCGACCGGCTCTTCCTTGTGCGCCTCGATGAACTCGCGGGTCCACCCGAACATCGCGTTCATGGCGTCGTAGATGGGGTCGGCGAACCCGAGCGCGGCGAACCCGTGGCGGCGCAGCATCCCCGCTACGGTGTCCTTGCCGGCGCGTGCGGCTCCAGCCAGTCCTATGATCACGGTTCAGCGCTCCTTGGCGTAGAGGTCGTTGATCCATCGGTAGCAGCCGGTCGCGTAGGCGGCTGCTCGATCGGCTCGTTCAGCTTCCCCGACGAGAAATCCAGAAGCCGCTTCTGAAAGTTCGGCCCCGGCGGCGGGCTCAGCAGAAACGCCGGCCGCGGCGGTAGAGGGGGGCACGGCGTTTCCACTACACGGACGCGCTCCTGGGTCGCGCAACCGGCCAAGGCGAGACAGATCGCCGTGCAGGCGAGCAATCTCGGAAGCGGACTCCTGGTATGCCATGTCGGCTTGCTCTTTCGCACGTTCGCGCTCCTGTTGAACTGCCGCCAAGGCGGCTTGCTGCTCCTGCACCTTGGTCAGCGCCGAGCGTAGTGCCGCGCTCTCTTTGGCCTCGCACGCCGTCACGGCAGTGCTGTGCCCGCGCGCGTACCCAAATACGCCCGCCATAAGCACGGCAGCGACCGCGGCTGCCGCCATGTACACCCTAAGACTGTTCAGCATCGCGCTTCTCCGGGCGGTCCGCCCGCCACTCACGACCCAACCATACCGCCAGTATCGCGGTAACCGCCATGCCGTACTCCGTTGCACTCACGGGCGTGGCGGCAGAAGCGAACCACGAATGAAGAAACACTGCCGTCGTGGCCGCCCACGACAGCATAACGAGCGTCAGTGTGATCGACCGTCCGCCTCTGCTGTCAGGCAGCGCCATGAAGTTCATGCCACGTCTCCTTGTTCAATCGCTGCCCACGCAGCGCGCCACGCCGGCCCCCAGCGCTTTCTGTCTGGCTTGCCTGGGCGCCACCGGCGCAGGTACATCTGCCACGCGCCCTCTTCGTCCGCTTTGGCCGGGACCGGCATCGAATCGCCCCACAGCAGCAGGCGACTGAGCACGACGGCGAGCGTGTCGTTGTGTTCTATCGCCGCGAGGACTTCGATGTCCGAGAACCCCGTACAATCCAGCGCAGCCAGCGCCGTTTCGGCGTGCACACGAGTCGTGCGCCCCGTCATGACCTCGCGGACGCCCATGAGCTCGAACTGCGCGTAGCTGCGCGCCGGGCCGTGGACCTGCCGCCGGTGCGTCAACCCGCTCTCTTGAAGGCAGATCGCCGTGACCATGGCGCGTGCATTCGCGGTGTCCATGACGGCGGGCAGCAGAGAGAGCGCCGTCGGGGCGATTCGGTTCGCGAATAGCTGTACTTTCATGAGGCTGCGCTCACTGAGGCGGAGGCCCGAACAGCAGGGAAGTGGGCGGCACGTCCTCGCCGTTGGACATGGCCAGGTACCCGCGGATTGTACGGTCCAATTGCCCGGTAGGCAAATGGAACAGCACGCCAGCCGTTGCCGCCCCTGCGCGAACGACGTGCTCTTCGTCGAAGTCGCCGGCGGCCACGCCCTTCGCGAACCGCCCGAAGGAGTCGATGCCGCGCACCCCCGCCGGGCCGGAGTATCCGGTCATGGAAGTCGCTGCGCCCACAACATCGCGGACAAGGAACAACCCGCCGGTGTGGTAGCGCAGCACTTCCAGCCCGTACGTGGTAAGCGCGTCCTCCGCGTCCTCCGGCGGCTCTCCCGCGCGCAATGAACTGAGCAGCAGCCCGGTCATGGCCGCGGGCGCCCAGACCAACAGCGTCATGTCGCCGATGAACTTCGCTACGTCGCCCGGCGACTTGAAGTTCGTGCGGTGCCACGCCTCCGCCGACAGATTGTGCGTTGCATTCACGAAGCTCATGAAGTTCGTGAAGATGCGCTTGAAGCCGTTCCCGCGCATGATGCTCGCGACCATCTCGGTCGAGCCGCCGCCCTGCGACGAGATCACGGCCTGGTCCGCCAACGCAACCGACTTGGCGGAATCGCCGCCTGTCTGCTTCATCGCCTTCGCATAGGCCCCGAGCCACAGCGGAATGTCGACCGACTTCTGCGCCGCAGCGATCGGGTAGAAGGACGCAGCCGTGAGCACCCGTGCCGCTTTTCCTTGCGGCCGCAGCAGGTCCGTTGCTTCCGAGATGCCGGCGTGGAACGTGTCCGCGCGGTTGCGCATCATCGGAGAAAGCTCGCTGATCTGCTGCGCGGTGCGGAGCATGTGCGCCGGTGTGCCGAGCCACTGCGCCATGCCGACACCGAACCACTTCGGGCCGATGAACTGCATAGCCTGCGTGGCGCCCACCGGTTGCAACAGGACAGTGCTCATGTTCAGCCCCAGCGCCGAGATCGTCACTCCTTGCCGCAGCCACGTCAGCGCGTGGTCGGCCCAGCCCTCTACCGCCGGTGCGCTTTGCGCGATGTCCACTCGCGCGTCGCGCAGTTCCCGCAGCGCTTCTGGCCCCATCGTGCTGCGGATGGCTTCGGCGACCTGCCCGCGACTGTCCAGCAGCCGGGTGGCATCCACCAGCCATTCGTGCCACGTCAGGTCGTGCACCACTTCCTGCACGTGCCGGAACAGCGGTTGAATATCCATGCGCAAGGCCGCGCCGGCAACCTCAGTGGCCCGCTGTTCGGTGAATCCGTGAGAGGTCATGGCTCGGGCAGGCCCGCCGGCCAGAAGCCGTGCAGCGGCGTCCTTCGGGCTCTCCTCTGCGGGGCTGCCTGCCCGGTCCAGATCGTACGCTATCGGGTAGTACCCCCCGCGCATCTCGACCTCGACACCGTCGGATGAGGTCACGGTGAACGGCGCCGGGTCGACCCGCGTCGGCGCCACGCCAGTGAGCCGCTTGTACTGCGCCTCGATCTCCGGCCAGAAGGTGTCGAGGTAGCCCCAGACCTGGTTGACCGTGTTCAGTTCTGTCGCTGTCAGGGTGCCCATAACAGCCCGCGCCTGCACGTCAGTCCACTTGTTGCCGTCCAGAAGCCGCTGCCGGTTCGCCAGGTTGCCGTAGTTCAGCGCCGTGACGATGCGCGACTCCAACGACAGCCGCTGGCCTTTGCCGAGCGCCGGCACTTCGACCTTCCGCCGCGCCGCGCGCCCGCCGAATACCGGCTCCAGCACGGCGCGCAGACGGCTGCCTTCCTTGCGCAGCCGTTCGTGGCCCCACGCGCTGCGCTCGTTCATCGGGCGAACCAGTGCTTCCCACAGCGGCCCTCCGTCGCTCTTGAGCCCATCGAGCTGGTGGACAATGCTCGCGATCGTGCGGTGGGATGCCAGAAACGAGCGAAGTCCTTTGCGTGCCTTGTCGAGGGCTGTTGGCGCGTCTACCTTCTGCTGGGTGTGCACCACGGCGTTGTCGCGGATGTTCTGCGCGATGGCCCCTGACAGCGCATCGAACTCCCGCTTGTCCTTGGCAACCAGCAGTCGGCGCTTGAGCCGCCCCAAGTGCGCCATGTTCATTACGGTGTCATACAGCTCGCGGATGTCGCCCACCGTCATGTCCTGGTACGGCACGCGACCGAGCGAGTCCATAAGCCTGTCGTTCAACAGCGGAGGCGAGCCAGCCTCGGTCTGCTGTGCCACCCACGCCCGCAACGCCTCGCGGCGGGCCGCCTGAGCGCCGCTCGTGTCCGCCAGCGAGACGCTGCTCAGCAGGTCTTTGATCCGGTCGAGGTAGCCCTGGTCGATGCTCTTGCTGGTCTTGCGCCGGCCGAGCTTGCGCATGGCGGTCAGCATCCGCCGCACATCCTCCTTCGCTGCGCTGGCCTCCCGCGCGGTTACCTCATGCAGGAGCTGGTTGCGCTTGTGCCGGATGGCTTCCTTGTTGTTGCCATCGCGCAGCGCCTTCGGCACCGCATCGCCGGCGCGCTTCGCCGCGGCGGTTTCCTGCGCTGGCGACAGATCGCGCACCTTCGTGGCGTTCACTCGGTTGCGCGCGAACCGTTTTGCCGCCTCCAGGATGATATTCACCCGTCCGCCGCGCGCGGTCTTGCGCGTGACCCGGTTGGCACGGGACATGACCTCCAGCTCGGTCGCCACGGCGCGGGCACGCACTTCGTTGTGCAGCGCGGCAATGGCGGCCTCGCGCATGGCGTCCTTCGTCCGGGTCTCGCCGTACCGCTCCAGCAGGATTTCCTTCGCGCGGGTGTCGATCCACGACTGCTCGTCTCCAGTCGCTACCATGTCGCGGACCATCGCCTCGCCGCTCTCGGTACCGTACCCGAACATCTCGGCCACGACATCGGCGGGCAGCGTGCCGTCCTGCTCGTTGCTGAGCACTGTTGCGGGCAGGTACCGCCACGGTGCTGCCGGGGATTCACCGAATATCTCGCGCAGCTCGCCGGTGAATAGCTTGGCCCCGGTCTCCTGGCGCCCGTCCGCGGCAACGCCGGTGCTCAACCAACGGCGCACGTTTAGCGCGCGGACTTCGCGAGCTTCGCGGCTGGCTTCGCCGAGGGCTTCGGTGCGCTGCGAATTGATCTCGCGACGCTGGCCCCGCATGTGCTTGTCGAACGAGTTGAACACCCACTTCAAGTCGCGCAGGCTGCGCTGCCCGAGGTAAGCCAGTGCCTCGTCGTTGGCGTCCCGCAGAAGCTGTTGGAAGGCCAGCCACTGCTCCTGCGTCACTCCCATCTCCTCGGCGCTGCCAAACACCGGCGGGGTCAAGCTGCGGGACTGCGCACTGATCTCTTCCTGCGCCGCGACAAGGCGGTCGAACACCGCGATCACTTCCGGACGGAAGTCGGCGCCGTGCTGCGCCAGCATGGCGCGGGCATGCGGCATGGTCGAGACGAGGAACTCCCGGAAGCGCGCGAACACCGGACGCAGCGCCTCCGTCGGCGCGTCCCCGTTGAACATATACAGCTCGAACATCTCGGCGAACTTCTCGTGCCCGTCGCGCTGTTCGTTCAGCGACATGCTGTTCCACGTGCGCACGTCCGGCACTTTGAACAGCTTGAGCAGCGCGTCCATGTCCGCCCGGATGTCGTCCGGTGCGTTCGGGTCCGCCGCGAGCTGCGAGAACATATCAAGGAACCGGTGCCCCGTCTCGTGGACTATCGTGGAGAAGTCGGCGTTCGCCATCAGATAGATGGTCTGGTCGCCTGGCACGTACACGCCGGCGGCGGTGGAGCCCTGCGCGAACCCGCTGAAGTCGAGGTCCACGCTGAACGACACCGAGCGCCCGCGAGGCGGAAACACGGTCGTGTAGTCGCCGTCCCGCGGCGGGCCGTCGAACGTCCGCACTCCTCGCGCCGGGACGACGCGGCCGTCCCCGAACACCAGCCCGCGCGGGGTCAGCACCGATTCCTGCTCGTACTTCGCCCCCAGCGCCGCGGCCTGCGCCTCGGTAATGCCCAGAACGACGAGACTCGGCTCCGGAGTCCCGTAGTGGCCTTCAGCCTGCATTACCTGCGCGCCGGGAATGGCCTTGATGTCAGCCACGAGCGCCTTGTTGCGCGCGTCGTTCTCGCGCCACCCGAGTGGCTTCGCGTTCGGGTTCGCCGCGGTCAGGATCGCCCAGTTCGTGCGCTCCAACACCCGGCCGAGCCGCGCCGGGTCGGAAAAGTCCTCGACCGTGGCTGGCTGCCCTGGCACGAAAGGCGCCGTCTGGCCCGCGTCCGGCAGGTCTGCCACGCGCCCGACATACTCTACTGGCACGTCCTGATTCAAGACGACGCCCCCGACACCCTCCGGGTGATTCCGGTTCAGATAGCCGTCGAACCCGGCATCGAGCACCGCTGACTCGAACGCGGTGGCGAAAGCCTCTCCGCGCAGCCCCTGCGCGCGCACCTTGGCGGCGAGCCCCAGCGGGTCGTTTGTGGCGTCGTAGATGTTGCCCAGCGTGGTCTCGTAGGCGTGCCCGCCAGGATTCCACTTCGCCTTGTTCGAACGGGCATCCCCCGCGTAGAAGTACACGCGGCGCTTCTGCCGCGCGTCCTTGGCGCCCTTGACGCGATTCAGCTCCTCGCTGCGGTAGCCAGTGCCGAAGGCATCGCCGCTCAGCGTGGTGAGCCCCGGCGTGTTTGAGAAGTGCGTCACCCGCAGCGGCGGCATGGCGCCCTGCGCCGGCTCGGCGCCGGAGAGGGCGCGGCCCTTCCCCTGCGGGAAGGATTCGATGTACGCCCCGGAAGGCGCCTCCTCGGTCGAGAACGGCAGAATCTGGTCGAGCGATTGCACCTTGTACGGGAACTGGAAGATCAGATCAGACGGCTTGACGCCCATCCGCTGCGCCGTGGTCTTGTACATCTCCCCGACCAGGGCGGCCATGAGGCCGGTCTCCTCCTCGCCGAACCGCCCTGCGGCGGCCTCGGTCAATGTCTCCAGTACCTGCTGCCGCACGGTCTGCGCGTCGGTCTCAAGCTCGACGGCAGCCGCCAGTTCCGTCTCGATCTCGGCGCCCGCGTCGGCCATGAACTCACCAGCCAGCCGGTTCGCCTCGTCCACTTCCTGCACGCTCAGCCCGCCGGCCATGCCACGCAGGCGCGGGCGCAGCGCTGCGTCCAGCCGAGCGTCCTTTGCTGCGATCAGCAACTCCGGCATGGGGATGCTGATCTCGTCTCCGGCCAGAATATCGCCCTCCCGGCCACGCAGCGACGGGAACACCGTACCGAGTTCTCCGATGCTGTGGCCTGCCTCGGCCAGTGCTTCGGTCAGGTCGCTGGCGTCGATGTACACCTGGGCGAACCCGCTATTGGATGTGAGCTTGCCGATCAAGTCGGAGAACGCCTCCGGGTTCGTGTCCCGCAGGCCCACGTTGGCGACAGCATCCATCAGCCCTTGGACCCGCGCGTTCGCCGTCTCGGAGTCAACAAGGTGCGCGATCTGCTGATCGACGCGCTTCGTCGCTACGCGGAACGCCTGCCCGCCACCGATCTGCACGGCAGACCCGACCAGCGAAGCGATCGCCGTCACCAGCGCCCCGCGAGGCGCCGCGTCGATCGTCTGCTGCAAGTCCTGCCGGCCCTGGAGCACAGCGTCGACCTGCTCGCCAACAAAGGTGAGCAGCTCGGACCCGACCTCCACGCTGGTCTGTTTCGCGATGTTGGCCGGTGTGAACCCGCCCTTGAGCGCGTCGAAAAACAGCCTGTCGGGCAGGTATTCAAGTCCTGCGTTCAGGAGCAGCGTAGGCGTCGCACGGGCGGTCGCTTCGGTGATAGAGCGCCCCTTCAGCCGCTCTTCGTCGACCTGAGCAATGAACGGCTCCATGCCGCCAAGGAGCGCGGACAGCGCCGCCTTGGTGCCAAGCGTGGCGCCGAGCGCGCCTCCGGCACCCATCGTGAGCAGGGACGACGCCGCCGACGTGACGCCGCCGTAGACGCCCTGTTCCAGCACCGTGTCGAGTCCTTGCTGCTCGCGCCACCACTCCCGCGTGTCGCGTGACGCCTGTGCCCTGTCTCGCAGGAACTTGGCTGCCATTCCATACGCCGACGGCTGGGCCGCGCGTCCCTGCGCCTCGGCGACCGCGGCTTCAATTCCGCTGCCGCCAGTTACTGAGTCGATCTGATCGAGCGCCGCGGCGCCTGCACCGAGCAGGGTCTCGCCGACGCGAGGCAGCGTCTCGAAGGCCACGCCCTTGCCGAGCACGCCAAGAAAACGACCTCCGGCCGTTGCCACGTCGCCGACAACGTCCAGTGGGCTGCGCGCGACCTGCTCGAACTGGCTCAGCGCCTTGATGTCGTGCCGGGCGGCGGCGGCCAGCAGTGGGTTGCGCGCCATTTCACCGGACAGGTTCGGTGCCGCTTTGAGGTCCGCCAGCGCCTCGTCGAACTGCAAGTCGTCCGCGATCCGCTTGTGGTCAGTCAGGACCTCCTCTGGCGGCAGCCCGGTGCGCTTGCCCAGGTCGAGCGCCTGCGCCGCTTGCTGCGGCGCGGTCTCGCGCGAGGACAGCAGGGAAGCCCGTAGCTCCGATTCCTGTGATGCTGCGTCGTCCGCAATGATCTGATCGAAAACACCGAGCTTGGTCTCGGGGGCTCGTGGGGCGGCAGGCTCTGCCGGCTCAGTCTCCTGTACCAAGCTGTCGAACAGGTTCGTCACTGCTGCGCTCCCTCTATGGCGGACTGCCTGTTCTTCGCCTGGTATTGCGCGTACACCCGTGCGATGGCCGCGTTCGTGACCGGCCGGTTGGCGCGGGTCAACGCGGCCTCGATCTCTTTGCGTGTGGGGTCCGGGATGTCGCCCACAAACTCCGTCATCTTGTCCGGGTCACGCAGCGCCTCGGCGAGGGTCGGGCCGCTGGTGAAGACGCCGACGCGCGACCGCTCGGAAACGGTCAGCAGTTCCTTGTCCAGTTCCTGCGCCGTGGGCGCCCGCTTGTTCTTTGCCGTGAACTGCGTCACCGCCTCGTATGCGGCCTCCTTGTAGGCCCCCCGCTGCTTTTCCTGCTTCGCCTTCGGGAAGAGCTGCGACGCCCGCGCGTTGATGCGCTGCGTGGCCGTCACCAGTTCATACCCATCCGGGTCAGCAGAGGACGCGGCGCCGGTGCCTGCGCCGGCGATCGCCGCCGCTTTCAGCTTGGCGAGGGTGGTCAGGTGCGTCTTCTCCAGCCGGCCGACAAGTGTGTTCAGGTCGGTCTTGCGAAGTTCTCCGTTCGGGTCGGTTGCGCTGGCCGTCAGGCGCGAGAACAGCTCGTAGTCCGGCTCGACCGGCTCGCCTTTTTTCCGTTCGGTGTCGTTCTTCTGGAGCCGCAACAAGGCCGCCTGGTGTTCTGGCGCCAGCCCTGCGAGCGTGCCGGCGGAGATGGTGCCTGTGCGCTCGTACTCAAGCTGAGCGCTCCCAAACGCCTCGCTGCGCCCGCGGTCGATGTCCGCCTGCCGAACCGCGTGCCGGTGTTCCAGCTCCTGGCGCGCCATCTCTTTCTGCTTGGTGGACAGATCAGTGCGCCGGTCCAGTTCCTTGATCGCCGCCTCGGTCTGCGTCACGCCGTGGCGAGACGCGAGGTCCGCGCCGATCTGCATGGCCGTGGATGCCGCCGTCGTGTCCGCGACGAACTGCTTGATCTTGCCATCCGGGTCGCGAATGTCGCTGATGTGCTGCTCGTAGTACGCCTGCGCGTCCTCGGGGCGCTCGCTGCGAGCCATGCGCATGACCGCGGCGGTGTGCAGCGCCGACACGTCCTCGGCATTGGCCTCGCCAGCCCACGCTTCGCCGAGCCCCTGCATGGCGGCCCATGCGCTGTTCTTGGCCTTGATCTCCTGCGCGATGCCGGCAATCTGCTCCGGGTTGTTGGTCTCGGTACTCAGCAGCGCGCTCTTGGACGCTTTGAAGGCCGTTTCCGCTGCGGCGCGGGTGTTGGTCCGCTCGAAGTCCCCCGCCCATTCCATCGCGCGCAAGCGCGCGTTGTTGAGGCCGGGGAAGGCCACCTGCGCCACGAGGCCGTTGACGTTCTTGGTGTTGCGCTCGCGGAAGTCCGCCCAGAACGCCTCGGCGTCCTTACCAATGCCGACTGCCTTCTCGCCACGGCGCTCGCTCTCCGCCTTCTGGCGAAACGCCTGGAACTCTTCTGCCGCGCGGGCCTCCAGCTCGCCGGCCTGAATGACGGCGCGCTCCTGCGCCATCTTGTCCGCGTCGTCGGCAAGCTGCCCGAGCGAACGCCCCGCTGCGGTGAGCAGCCGAGCGTTCCCGTTGAGCATCTCCGGGCTGGCGTTCGGCAGTCGTAGCGGGGTGCTCTCTAGGGGGTCACCGTACTGCGGGACGCGAGGCATGGCTCAGACCCTGCCTTTCTTGAATCGGTCCCACGACTGCGCAACGGAACCGGCGCCACCAATAAGACTCACGCCAGCGGCGGCAAGCGGGTTGGTGTTGCGCGCCTGCGTGCGATACAGATTGGCTTCGCTGGTGAACCCGGCCGCTTCGCGAGCGGCGTTGTTACGCGCTGTGGTGGCGTCCGTGAGCCCAAAGAAATTGGTCTCGTCGATGATGTCGCCCGCCGTACCAGCGCTGATATCGATGCCTCGGGCCGCGAAGGACGTGCGCTGCGCGCCGGCAAGCCTGCGCGCTTCGCGCTGCTTGCGGATCGCCTCTTCCTCGCCACGGCGGCGCGCGTCGGCCGCCTGGTTCTGCGCCACGGCGGCGTTGTACTTGGCCGCGGCCTTCTCTGCCGCGGACTGCTGGTACGCGCCATAAGCCTGGAAGCCGGCGCTTGCAACGGTGGCCACGAGTGCTGCTGTGGGATCACACATCCGGGTACTCACGGAAGATGGCGAAAGGCACGAACATTTCCCCGGCGGTCATTTCGATGGGCTCGCCGAACACCGCCCCCTCGGCGGCGAGCCATTGCACCGCACTGGTGTAGCGAGTATGCACCATGTTGCCCATCACCGGATAGTGGCGAAGGGCCTCGTCGATAACGACACGGGCCGTCTTGACGAACAACCGCTTGTTGCGGCCCACAGTGTCGGTGCTCAGCATCCAGCAGCAGGCCGTGGGATGGTCCTCGCAGGGAGGCTCCACTCCAGCTACCGCGGCGAGTTCCCCGTGGAAGAAGAACGCACATGGTGCCGCCGAGGTATGCAGATCGTCCAGCAGGTGCTCAAACAGGTCACCGGAATGCCCGAGCGCGCGGACCTCTGCCGCATCGGCGGGCCGCATCCTGTCGCACAGCTCCCGCATGTCCGCCTCTGTGGCACGGCGGACGGTGGCGCCTGGTGGTAGCCTTGTCATCCGCCTTCCTCGACTTCGGCGACGAGGGACGTGATGGTCAGCGGCACGCCTGGGTTGGCCTCCACGCACACCGACCCGTCCTGGTTCCACGCCGAGGCCACAAACGCCTCGACCTCCGCCGTCTGCAACGGAGCGGGTGATCCGAGCGGCGTGGACACCGGACGCATGACAGGCTCTGTCATGTCATCGAACCCAACACCGACCTTCACTGAGTTGGTGCCAGCGAGCCGCAGGAGGATGCGCGACACGTTCTTGGCCGTCCCCTGGAAGTACGCCGGCACGCTGTCGACTAGCGGCAGGGTCTTGATCCTGGCCACTGGATCGAGCCCAACGTGAATCTTGCTCGCAGGCTGGTTGAGTGACACAACGCCGTTGGTCACGGTGACGGGCGGGTGCAGTGCACCATCCGCCACCACGGTAACGACCTGCCCCTCAAGAGCGTGCAGCCCGTACAGCGTGTTGACCGGGGCGCCGTTGTAGGTGTACCCGCTGTCGACGTAGAACCCATCCGCTTGCGTCTGGAAGTTCCTACTGCCGATCCGTTCGATGGTGCGGCGCGTGCCACGGAGCACACTGACGTAGACCGCGGGTCCGTCTGCTTCTGGGATGGCAACCACAGACTCCGCCTTACCGCCGCCTGCCAGTACGTGCTGATGCCAGGCGTAGACCTCCTGGTCCGGTACGTAGGTAAGGCACAGCAAAATCCCATCATCGCGTGTCGCCCACACGAACACTTCGCCGTCCAGAGAGACTGTCATGTCGCTAAAAGAGCGAAACTGGAACAGGTGAGGCGCCAGCAACGACACGTCAGTGGCCGCGAACGAGTTGTTCTCCCATGCGTACCGCAGTTCCAACAGCCGCGCGCTGTTGCGGCGGATGTAAAGCACTGAGTTGCCAACGATGACGGGTCTTGTGTCCGCCGCTCCATAGAACGTCTGAACCTGCGTGCGCAGCGTCACCGGTCCGAGCCCTTGATCCGCGTCGCTGTAGATGCGCCAGACGCCTTCTGTCGTCAGAGCCAGCAGATCGGTCGTCGACACCAGGTGCCTGATCGGGCCTCGGGTCTGCGAGGCCAACCTGAACTCGAACGAGTCGTCGTCCTGCGTAGGCAAGGACGCGCTCACGTTGTCGGATGTGCCAGTGCGGGTGGCGATGACGTTCTGTGACTTGTTGACCATGCCGGCCAGCCACAGGCGTTGTTCGTGGTTCGTACTCGCCGCCGGGTAGTCGCCGGCTCCAGTGTTCACCGGATTCGTCAATGTTGGCGGCGTCTTCTGCGCATCCGGGACGATATTCACGTCATCAAAGGTCGTGGTGTCCGCCTGCCCGATATACGCGAGGATGCCGCCGAACTTCTTGTAGACGTAGTAGCGGTAGGCCCCTGCAACAGGGTTCCACGTCAGGCGGTTTATGGACCCAGCGAGGTCCAGTCGGTTGACCGCCGCCGTGACAGGCGTAGACGGAACGGATTCGGTCACCCCGTCGGGCATGAGGGTGGTGACGGCGTAGGTGTCCTGCTTGCCGTTCGTCGTGCCTTGCGTGTTTATGACTGTTGCGGCAAGCCCGGTCGGTGCATTCGTTGGTACCACGAACGACGCGGCGGTGGTCGTCCAGCTCGTCAAGGATGCGTAGGTCAGCCGAATGGACTGCACATTCGGCTCGGTGAACAGCATCACATTGCCGTCTTGCGAGTAGCCGAATGTGTCGATAACGCTGTTCAGCGCCGTGAGCCCCGGAATCTTGACCAACCGACGTACCTGAATCCCGGTCCCTCCATACGCTGCGTACCCCGTCGTGTCGATGTGCGCCCAACCGTGGTCGGCCAATTCCAGGGTATTCGCGTCTAACAAGTTGACGAACGCATCCCGCGAAACGAGTCGGGGGTACACGCTGCCGGATGATATTCTGATGCGGTCGCCTGCGATATACCCGTGCGACGGCACTGTAAGCCTTGTGGTACTGCCAAAAGTGGCAGCGGTCACGTTCTTGGCCGCCTCCATCACCGGAGCGCCGTCTTTATACACGAGCGCGCCCATCAAGTTGCCTATGGAGAGCACGCACCATGACCCGTCAGGGAGCGAAAAAGGCACCAGTCGCTGCTTGGCGTGCACTACGCCTGAACCTTCTTCGCTCACGTGCTTTGCGCCTGGGCGACGCACCACAGGCCCGTGCGCGAGCACGAGCATGTTCTGGCACAGTTCGAGCCCGCGCTGACGCTGGCTCAGATCGACGCGGCCGAGTAGTTCTGGGGTGACTTCGCCGCTCGCGAACGAGTGCTGGAGGATTTTACGGGCCATCAGCGCCCCCGTGCCGTAGCACCGCTACCGCTACCAGGCACAGCACTCCCAGCGCAGCCGCCGCGCCTGCCCGTGCCCCCATGGCGACATAGAGCCCGCCGACGGCCCACGCGCCGTTGAGTGCGTGCGCACAGCGGGCCGCTCGTGTGATCCTGCACACCGTCAGTACCTCGATGTAATCATCGGCGTGTACGGCAGTGGCTGGTCCTGCGTGCTGTTCGCTTGCGCCTCTGCCGCCTCGGCGACAGTCGAAGCCGCCACGTCTCGAAGCTCTTTCGCGAGCCGCACGCCGGCGTTTCCCTTCACGAGCGCCCCGGCGATGAACGACGCGAGCGTATACCCGAGCGCCGTCACGAACAACGAGGAGAACCGGCCTGGGTCCGCCGCGTCCGCGATGTATACGAGCACCGCGTCGGGAATGTCGGTGTACAGCACAGGCACCGCGTTGACAAGCTCTACCGCGCTGGGGTATCCGAGCTGGGAGACAGACACCGCCTGCGCCCCGCCGTCGTGTATGACTCCGCCGGCCTGCGACGGGGACACCACGCGGACCAGGCGGACCATGTCGGACGGCAGCCCGTAGGCATACAGCCATTCCGAATTGGTGTTGGCCACCTGGCTGAGCTGCACCCGTTGAGTGGCAAACTGCCACTCCGGCCCGCTCTCCAGCAAGTGCCGGCGCGCGAGCGGGTAGAACATCTTGCACAGCTCGGCCTCGCGCGACCCGTCCGGCGTTGTGGGATCAACAACCCGCCCTGCCGCGCCGGCGTGCGCCAGCGCGGAATTCCAGATGTCAGCTACGCTGGCCATGGTTCATCACACCAGATCGTCGACCGAGCCCTTGGACTTCCGGCCGCGCCGGCGGTGCGCGGACTCCGAGTCGGGCTCCTGGAGCGGCTCCGCCTCCGGGGCGTCCTCCGGGGCGTCCTCCGGTTCGCGCAGGACGAAGGGCTCCGGGACGATCTCCACCCACCGCGGGAGGACGTGCCCCTCGGGCCACAGAAACTCGTCGCCTTCATTGCGCAGGCAGCCTGAAGGGCAGAACCCCCGCCGCACCGCTTTGACTGTAATCATGCCTGTGCCTCAGATGTAAAAAAGGGGCCTGACGGTATCGCCGGCAGGCCCCAGAAGTGCACTGCTTTCGCTAGTGCTAGGAGGTTTCAATCCACGCCCGTCCATCGACCGGGCGATGCGCTTACGCCTGCGCCGGAGCCGGGTGTGCCTGCCACGCCTGCGGGTGCTGGTTGGTCAGGTGCGAGGCCACGGTCACCGTCGGCGTGGTGCCGCCGAGCGTCGCGTTGACGCGCAGGTACCGCTCGTTGCTGCCGACGTTCGCCGGCAGCGCCATCGCGAACACTGCGCCGGCCGGCACGGCAGCCGCCGGGAAGGTGATGGTGGCTACCGTGACCGGCGAGCTGAACGCCGAGTTGTCGTCGGTCTGCAAGGCGAACGAGTAGGTCTCGTCGCCCGTGGTGCGATCGCTCGCGGCCAGCACCTGGAGCACCCAGTACAACGGCGGCTGGCCAGGACCGAGATCGCGGTCCTGGCGAAGGTCGATAACGTCGGTGAGCGCGGCCGAGGCGGTGAGCGCCTGGCTGGTGGTGAACGTGAGGCGCTTGTCCTGAATTGCCATTGTCGTGTCCTCGTGAGAGTGAAGGGCGCTCGCGTCGCCTTAGACGACGCGGGCTTCGCTGTTGAGCAGCGCGTCGGTGCGGTACACCGGGATGTCGTCGAACGTCAGGACACGCTTGCCCTCGACGGTCTCCCACGACAGGTTGTACGCGGTCTTGTTCAGCATGCCGAGGCGCAGCTTCTCGCGGATGCCACGGTTGCAGTAGAACGCCGCACGGCCCACGCCGAAGCTCGGGATGCGCTCGGTCGCCATGATCATGTAGTCCACCAGCTTGGCCTGGTTGGCGGCCACCGACAGGTCGGACACGTCGATGTTGGCGATGCGCACGAAGTAGCGCCAGTCGCGGATCGACAAGCCCACGTCCCAACGGTAGTGAGTCCGATACGCTTCCATGCGGCCGCCGGCGCCGTCCACGTTCTCGATGGTGACCTGCCCCTTGTCCTCGCGCTGCAAGCCAGCACGCGAACCCTTCGGGTAGATGCCGAAGCCCGTGGCCGGACCCCAGACGCACAGCCAGATCGACGTGTTGTCCGCGCCGGTGCCGCCAGCGTCGATGATGTTCAGTCCGTTGGCAGCGGCCAGCGAATTGAAGCGCGGCGACAGGCCGGTGAACGCCTCCGGGGTGAGGCCCTCATTGCCGTAAAACAGCGTCGAGGCCATCGTGTCGTTCATGCCTTGCAGGTGGGCGGTGTCCTCCTGCATGCGGAACGCGGCGGTGTTGCCGTTCAGGTCCGCCAGGGCCTTGTCGACCTCGGCGTAGTCTTCCAGCATGCCGATGCTGTCGACCACCTTGGCGACGCTGCCGGCCGTCGGCTGTACGCCGCCGTACAGCTTGCGCCATGTCGGGGTCGGGATGCCGGTGCGGATGCTCGACTGGTGACCCGTCGGGAGGTTGCCCTCCTGGAAGGTCAGCGACGAGAGCACGTCGTTCGAGCTGGTCTTCAGAATCTCCACGATGGTGGCGATCTCGCCATTCGGATCGAGCGCCGCGGCGACATCGGCCAGCGTCGGGTTGTTGGTGGACAGAACAGCCATTTACGTGCCCTCAGCTAAGGTTGGGGTACAGGATTTTGGCGGCGTCGAGAGGCCCCTCCCTTCTCGTCCCGCCCGTCACAATCGAATCTTCGCTGATCGCGCGCCCGATTGCAACAAAAAATTTCACGACGGCAGGATGATTGCCAACGCCCGTCGTGTCAAGCAGGCTGTCAAGCTCTTTCGAGCCAAACTTTGCGCGCGCCTGCCCGGCCGCTTTGAGTGCGTCCTCCAGTTTGGCGCCGCCGATGTCCGGGTCCGCCCTTGTCTCGTCGGCCCACGCGTCCGCTTGCGCCTGCACGCTGGCAGCCCAGCTATCCACGCGGTCGGCGTACAAGTCCATCAGGGCCTGCGCCGCCTCCGGTGCGATGCCGTGCTTGGCTGCAAGCGCCTTGAACTCCCCAAGACCCTCCTCGTCGAGGACCATGTTGTCCGGCAGGTCGACCTTGAGATCGGCGTAAGGATCGACCGGCGGTTTGTCCTCCGGCGGGGTGTCAACCGGCGGTTTGTCCTCCGGCGGGGTGTCGACCGGCGGGGCATTGACCGGCGGGGCATTGACCGGCGGCGTGTCGACCGGCGGAGTGTTGGTGTCGACCGGCGGAGTGTTGGCGTCGTCGCTCATGAGGGCTCCAAGCTGTTGGTTTGCGAACGGTAATCAGAAGACGAGGTTGCTGTCAAGCGTTCTGTTGCCGGGCCGTGCGTTCACGGAATCTCCAGGCACTCAGCCATCATGCGTTGTACGGCGTGCTCGTTGATGTCGAGCAGCGCTGCGTACAACTCCAGCCCGACGCTGCGGCGACCTTCATTGAACGCCGTGCGGGTAGGGCTGTCAGCCACGAACGACAACTGCATGATGCCGGCCAGTGACAGCACGCGCCACAGTGCGCGGCGCCCATGCTCGCTACCGAGCAACATGCCGAGAGCCACGGCATCTATCGCCTTCGAGGGGTCTGGCGCTGCCTCGATCATGACGCCCCCGGCGCCGTGCCAGTCACGCCGCTGAGGTTCTGACGCACGGCAGCGCCGTCAGTTTCGCCGACGATCTTCGCCGTCTCCGCTGCGCCACGTAGCTGTTCCTGCGCCTGCGCCTGCGCCTGCGCCTGCGCCCGCTGCGCCCGAAGCGCCGCCACGGCATCGTCGGAGCGCACCACGTTCTGCCGCACCGCAAACATGGATGCGTACTCATCGACCGTCTGGTCGAAGTTCATCTTGTCCAGCACTTCCGGATTCATGTTCGCCATGATCTGAACAGAGTTCAACAGCCGGTCCAGTGAGCGCGCCCCAGTGGCTTTCTGCGCCTGGGCCAGGATCGAGACGAACTCGACCTTGAGGTCGGTGTTCTGCAAGGACTCCGGCGCCGGCGGCAGAATGTTGGCGGACAGCACCGCCTCGAAGGTCAGCTCGATCAGCGGCGAGAGCGCTTCATCGTGCACGCGCTCCAACACCGGGCCGAGCATCAGCAACTTCTCGGTGTTCCGTTCGGCGATCTCGTAGGCTGTGATGTTGCTGCGCGTGTCGCTGGAGATCATCAGGAACAAGTCGCGGTAGAACGCGGAATTGACGCGCTCGCGCACGTCTGCGATGTCCTCCCGCAGCGCCCCGAGGTCCATGTTGACGTTGTAGGCGCTGCGGATGCTGTCTTCTGGCCCCGTCGAATCGAGGTACATGATGCCGCCGGGGAAGCGAGCAGCCGCAGCGCCCTTGTACCGGGTGGGCACCTGCAACGGCGGGCGAACCATGTAGTCGATGGCCTCTCCCTTGCGCATGTGCTGGTGCTGTAGCTGTTTCACGTCTCCGAGCGCTTCCATGCCGGGGGACTCCCCGTACACGTCGTTGCCGCGTGCGATCCACCGCGGTGCCAGCAGCCTGAACGTGCGGTATCCGGAATCGCGAAGCGTCTTGCCGCCGTTGGCGCCGGCCTCGTAGTAGACCGAATCGTAGGCCATGTTCTGCGTGAAGACTTGCTTGCGCGGGTCCGCTGGGCGCGCGGCACGCGGCGCCATGACGTGAACCACGTCCAGCGTCGACAGGAAGTCGCCTCGGTCGTACAGGTTACGCACGGTCTGCGAGCACCGATCGTAGCCGAACTTCTCGACCACCTGGCCCACCGTCATGCTGATCTCGCGGACCATGCCGTTGACGCGACGCTTGGCGTCTGTGGTCAGCGAGTATTCGCCGATCATCAACGGCGTGTGCCGGATCACCGTGTCGAAGTCGTCCTCGATCATGCACGCGGCCGTGCCGAAGACGCCGAGGTCGTCGTAGATCGTATGCAGTGCGTTGTAGGTGTTCGAGCTGGCAAACACCGCGCGCATGACCGTCTCGACCAGATCGAGCCACTCGCGCTCCGGCCCTGGCTCGGTACTGATGCTGCTGTCCGACGGTACCAGGCGAAACCACGGCGTAGCCGGCGAGGACACCCCCGCCATGAGCCCTGCGGCCAGCGACCGCGTTGCCAGCAGGCCCGTGTTGTCGATGATGTGATTGTGCCGCTTGGTGCCATTGTTGGTGTCCGCCGTGAATAGCCGGATGGCGCGCGGACGCAGGAAATCCGCCAGCTCTTGCCAGTGACTCTCCCACGAAGACCGCTCGGTCTTCGCCTGGCCTCGTAGCGCCTCGTACAGGCGCAAGCGGTCGCGGTCGTCGGCGCGCGGCATGTTATCAGCCCAGCGTGCGGTTGCCGGTCAGCAGCGAGCCCAGCAGGCCGTTGGAAGGCGCGCCAGTGCCGCCATTGGTCAGCAGAGACGCCGTCGCTGTCGTGCTCGGACTGCGAGAGCCAGCGCGCCGGCGGCGCCGATTGTCCGCGACAACCGCCGTGTTCGGCGCCTGCGCGACCTGCGGCACCTCAACTTTTGGCGTCTTCGCCTTCTTCTTGCCCATGGTGCGGTCCTCTAGGTTCGGATGTGCGAGTACGGATCGTACCCGTCGGTTCGGTCGAAGCGATCAGTGCGGCTGCCCGAGGTCGCTGCCTGCGCTGTCTGCACCAGCGCCTCGATCTTGGGAGTCTGCATCCACGCCAGTATAACAGCCGTTGCTCGGTCCGGAGAGCGCCCGATGACTTCGATGATGTCATCCCTGCTGCTCATGCGCAAGGTGCGCCCCTCGGGCTTGAACTCCGGGGCGCACAGTTCTTGCCGAAGCGCGTCGTCAGGGGGCAGCGCCACCGCCAGGTTGCTGGTCGGGTCAAGTGCTTCGCGCAAGGCCCACCATAGCTGAACCCGCAGGTTCGCGAACTTGAGCAGCCCGCTCTTGTCCGGCCGCGTGGCGGCGTTAGAGACATTGACGCCGATCACTGGCAGGTTGGCCTTGGAAAGGAAGTCAAACACGCTGGAGCCAACACCGATGGCGTCCACGTGGATCGGCGCCTGGTCACGCATGTGCGCCACTACCAGCCCTGCGGCGGCGGCGCCGTCCGGGGTGTCTCGGCCAGGAACCTCGACCAGTTCGTCGAACCAGTTCCCTTCGTGCAGCCGGGAGATCGTGGTGCTGTCCGGCCCGCCGCGAGCGATGTCGACGCCTATCGAGATCATCGGCGTCTTGCGGTCGCGCTTGGTCCAGCGCTTCATTGCCGCGTCTACCCACGCGCTCGGAATGAGCTGGTATGGGGAGTCCTTCTGTTCTACGTCAAAAGAGCCGTACAGGAGCTGCGACCGAAGCGGCTCTGGCAAACTCTGGAGCTGCCGCAGGTAGCCCGAGTCCCTGAGGTACGGGTTGTCCACCACGCGAGCCGGTATGAACGTCCGCGTCGATGGCGTGATCACCTGCTCTGGAGAGAACTCGTTCGCGCCGAAGTCGTAGACGCGCTCGCCATCTACGAGCACGAATGGTCTCTCGTCAACGTCCCACACGTCAACGCTCTCTCCGTTACCGTCCGGCAGCGACGCCACGTAGGCAACCTCGCCTGGCAGCTTCGCGTGCGTGTGACCTTTGACGAGCCAGGGGGCGAAGAAGTCGAAAACCCACCGGCCCTCTGGCGTCGTCGGCGGGTTGAACAGCAGGAACATCTGGCTGTGGACGCCAGGCCGTGTTGAGCGAACCCAGCCCGACAGGTACCGGACCTGCGACGGCAGGAAGGCTGTGGCTTCGTCGAATATCAGCAGGTCGTGGTCGCGCCCCTGGTACCGAGCCTCGTCGCCGAGGTTTGGTGCGGAGCCGAACTCGATCTGTACATTGCGGGGGCCGCAGTTGCGCCAGATTTTCGCTTGTGAGTTGTACCCGCTGCGGTCTCCGCGCAGCATCTGCGCCAGTCGCTCAATGGCGCCGTGTAGCTGCGTAGATTCGCGGCGCATTATGAGCACCTGATGGTGGTGCATCAGCGCCTTGCCGAGCGCCAGGTCGGTGTTGTGCGTCGGGATCATGCTACGCCCGGCCAGGTACAGATGGCTCGGGCTGTCGACCGCAATGCATAGCGCCGGTACGGTGGGAACCGGGTCGCAGGCCGTGATGTAGTGGAACCGCGTGGTGCGGCGCGCAGTGGCGGGCAGGCGCTCCAGCTTGCGCGTGAGCCGAAACACCGGCAGCGCGGTCGTGAACGCCACGCTCCACGCGGTGCCAGTCACACGGCTGTAGAGCTTGGCTTGCCGGCTGCGCACTGACGACTTGATGCCGAGCGTGGCGAGCAGCTCGCGCACGCCGAGTATCAGCCGTTCGTTGGTGTTGTCGAACGTGCAGTTGCCGGTCGCGTTCACCGTCCCGTCGGTATCCATGAGCCCTTGCAGCAAGGCCAGACGCTGGTCGAACGACGCCCGCAGGTACTGCGGCGGGATGTGCTTGTTGCACCGAAGGCCGGCGACGCGCAGTTTAGACCGCAGACCGATGGTCCCGTAGTCCTGCTGGTACTTTGGATTGTGCGTCACTGGGAAGCCGTCAGCCTCTACCCACGCCAGTATCTCCGGGTCGGCGCTGGTTATCCGCCCGCTGTGCGCGCCTCCGTCGCCTAGCCACACCCCGAGCGTGTACGGCGGGACCGGCAAGTCCGCGTCGGGCGGGCCAGCAAGCGGAGCGGCCACCGGGATGGCGTGGTTCGTGCGCCCGCGTGGCGTGCGAAGGCTCTGTGCGATCTCCACCGTGGTGCGCACTGAACCTGTCGGCGGCGGGCCAGCGACCGCCCTGGCGCGATTTCGTGCAGTAATCGAGGCCACGAACGCTTCGCTCTTGTTCCCGCGCGCGTTCGACGGGCGCTTTGCCCGGCGCCGTGCCCGCCATTCAGGGTCACGCCGGGTGAGCGCGGACAGGTCATTATCCGTGAACGTCAGCCACCTATGCTCATCACCGGCGATGATCTCTTCACCGTTGTCGAACACCATGCGGTAGCACGGCCGGTGCTGTATTTCGCTGACGAAGGTCACAAGGCACGGTTCGCCGCGCTCGTCGAATACCGTATCGCCGACGCGCAGGTCGCCCATGTTCTTCCAGCCGTCGGGCGTTGGGATGGGTGTATCAAGTGCTAAAAACTTGCCGCCCCCGGCTGCCCCGCCATACCCCACGACATCAGCGGTGGAGTTGAACGCCATGGACTGCGGCCCTGGCAGCGGGCGCCAGAACGTTGTCTGCACGTCCTCGCCTATCAGCTTGTCCAGTTCTGCGCGCTCGTCTGCCGTCAGGTGGGCAAGTAGCTTGGCTACCTCACCCGACTGCATGACCTTCCACCGGCCAGGGCGCCTCGATGGGGGCCGTCGCCGGCGCGTTCGGCTCGCAGCTCGGCAGGAACGCCGGCAGCGCGCAGGCGAGCAGCGCAAGCCACGACGTGATCTTCATGGCCGGTGAAAGCGTCGACAGACTGAACGGTTCTGGGATGCGCGTCACTGCTTCGCCCTCTTAGGTTTGCCTGCCCAGTGAATCCACTCGCGCTCAACGTCCGCCGGCTTGTTGGCTTCTGCGAACACCGGCATGTGCATGACCGTGCCGTTCTGCGGGTGATTGAACCACAGGGCCTGTTGAGGGCGTTCTGGTACCGCGCGGAGCTTGCCCTGTGCGTACTCATTATGGCCGATCAGGGAGCCGTTTGCGATCACACGTGGAAGTGGCAGATAGGTGTGCCAATGGCCGATAGCCATGGTGTCGAAGTCGAGGCCGATGGCCGAGGCTCCGTTGCGCGTTTTCATCAACCCGCGCATCACCGGCCCGAGCATTCCGATGATGCCATCGCCGCCCGCGGTGCCGAGCTTGTCGCCGTGCGTCAACAGGAAGCGGTGGTTCCAGACCTTGAAATACGCATCGGTCCCGTCGGGGATCAGGAACTCGAATGTGCCGTCGTCCTCGAAGTGCTTCTCCAGCATCGCATAGAGCAGCCAGTCATAGGACAGGTAGGCCGCCTGTTTGAACATGGGTTTGACCGTCGTGCGGCCGTGATTGCCAGCGACACCGGCAACGAACACGTGCCCGAACGCATCGCGCAGCGCCTTCAAGCAGCGGAGCAGGGTGCTGAACAGGTCAACGACCACCGGCATGATCGGCGCGGCGTTTGTCCGGTTCAGTTCATCGTGAATCGTGCCGCTGACCATGTCGCCGCCGAGCAGTACCACGATGCCGGGGAACTCGCCGTGTACGGTGTGGTTCATCGACAGGTCGATGACGCCCTGCGTCACTCGTTCAGCCCGCGCGCGCGCCGTGGGCAAGTCGTAGTGATTGATGCCGTTCACTTCGCCGGGTTCGATCGTTTCTCCCCAATGCCAATCAGACCAGATCGTCATTGGAGTCAGCAACCCGCCGTTCTTTTTGCGCTCGTTGTGTTTGGCGTCTGGATCGGCCCACTTCGGCACCCGCACCTCGGAGCAGGCGTTCCGGAGCTTGAATATCTCGTGCCGCACTGCCGCCGTCGTCATGGCGTCCTTGCGCGCCATTGTCAGTTCAGTATCGAGTTGCTGGATGCGGAATAGAAGCCGCTCCCGCTCTTCTGTCTCTGGGGTTGCCGCTGGCGTTGCCAGTTCTTCTGGAGGCAATCTGCGCCGGGCTTCTGCGATGCGATGCTGGAATGCGGATCGATTAAGGCCGATGCTGTTCGCTGCTTTCGTGACATTTCCGCGGTGTCGGTGCAGTGCGGCAACGGCGGCTTTCAGAGCCTGCTCAGGTAGTTTGGCTGAGCTCACGCAGTGCCGTCCTTGGCCGCCTGCGCCCTCCATGCCGCATCCACGGCGGCCGGGTCGAGGCTCAGCATTCCGATGGCTGCCTCCAGCAGCGGGTCGGTGCGGACGAACTCACTCGCATCCGCGTAGGCGTCCTTTACCTCAATCGGCGTGGTCGGTGCGGCGACGTAGGCTTCCACCGCCGCGCGAATGCCCATTGAGTTCAGCAGCTTCTTGAACGACCACCGGCCGAGTGGTGGCAGTGCTGGAGCCACCGGCCCAGGCGCAGGTTGCGTTGGATGCGCATCGCCAGGCGCACACACGACGATGCTGGCATCACCCGTCACGATCAACGTCGGAGGCGTGCCGGCCTTGCGCATCGCGTCGATCTCGGCCTGCGCGGCAGCGTAGGCGTTGGCTACGGACTGCGCGTCCGAGCGGTCAAGCGGAAAGGTCATCATGCGTACACCCCCGCGAAATACTCGACTGAGCCCGTTTGCAACACGATGGTCTCGCCGGCCCCGCCGCATGTAGCGCGCACGCCGATAGCGGCGTCAGTGGTGGTCGCCGTGCTCGCGTTGAGGCCCAGTTGGGCCCATGCGGAGGTGTTGGATACCGATACCTGATGTGTGCCTGGCGTCGCCCGATACGCCGTCTCCCCTGTCGCATACCACGTATTGACTACGGCATTCGAATTACGCAGGGCGATCATGGTGGTGGCATCCGCAGCGTTCCACAGCAGCCGCAGCAGCCGATTTTGAGTGCCGGCTGGCGCGGTCACCTGCGCCGAGATGCGCCCGCGAAGATAGGCGCCCGGCACGTTGAGCAGGTAGCTCCACGGGTACACCGGCGACGGCAGGCCGGCCACCAGCCCCTCCGTGGTTGAACCATAGGTATAGAGGCTCAGATTGCCAGGGTCCCACAGCGTCAGGCGTCCGCCGGCCGGCCACCAGTAGCCGCTGTACGCGACGAACGTGCCGTACCACCCGTCGGACCCGTCCAGCATGTACCGATACCCGTTGCGCACGCTGTCGGCGGGCGGCTTGTTGGCCCACGGGCCGGTCGCGTTGTAGAGTGGGCGGTTCTTCTGCGAATCCATCACGCCGCCGGCCATCATTGCGAGAGCCTCCCCACGATGGTGCCGGACGTGAAGGCGCCAGTCTTGACGCCGAAGCGGTACAGCACGCCGTCCTCCGGCTCTTCGCCGGCGTCCTCGACATTGGCCGAATACGTCTGTACGTCGAGCCACGTCGCGCCGGCGTCGAAGCTGCGCTGCAACGTGACAGTGGCGGACCAGGTGCCGCTGAGGCTGAGGTTGAACGGGCCGTACAGGGCTACCGCCGGCGAGAAGGCATTCTGCGCCGCGATGGACGCTTCGGCCTTCTGGTTGTTGCGCCGGGTTGGCGCACTTACCGGCAGGTGGATCGGCGGGCTTGGCATGGCGTGCTCCTGAGTTACGCGGGCGCCGTCATGAGCGGCATGAGCGGCATGAGCGGCATGGGCGGCATGGGCGGCATGGGCGGTATGGGCATCATGGGCGTCATAGGTGTCTGGACTGCCTTCCAACTACATCGTACAGGCGGGATTCTATCACCCGCAAATCGGACAGGATGCCGGCAAAGCGCCGTTCAATGTCTTCCTTGGTCACCGCGGCGTGCTCCACGTGCACGCGCAGATCGCCCAGCTCCTTCGAAATCCGGGCATCGACCGCCGCCAGTGCTGCGATCGCTGCGTCCAGCTCGGGCTGCGTCGCTCTGCCGTGCAGTGCGGCTTCCAGCGCGTCGACACGGGCCACGATGCGGGTCGCCATCCACGTCAGCAGCCCGATCAACGCGGACAGCAGGCCGGAGAGGGCAGCCGCCACGTAGGGCGCGCCGAGCCGTGTCAGCCAGTCTACGCCGTCCGGGTAGGGGGGAACGGTCGGCATGGCTCAGTCAATACAATCCGGCCGCCGGATCGTCGGTGTTGTTCTGGTCGGCGGCTGGGTCGGCGGGCTCAGCGGCTAGTTGCCGCTGCTTGGCCAATTCTAGCAGGGACGACACCCGCGCCGCGCGGGTAGTGTCGTCGAGCATGAGCGGCCCGCCATCGGCGCCGGTGATCTCCTGCTTGTCACCGTACACCGAGCGCCGGCGCCCCTTGAGCAGGAACTGGAGCAGGCCGTCGCTGTATTTCTGCACGTCACCGACGCGGGCGCCTTGGTAGTAGACGGGCTCTGTGACGCCGTCCCGCGCCCGGCGCCATGCTTCCGCCTCCAGGCTGTCGACTGCCTCCTCGATCGCGTCCTCGACCGCCTCGTTGAAGTCGAAACTCTGCTCCCGTAGCCGGCTGACCGTGCCGGGGCTTATGCCGCACTCCCGCGCCGACCGCGACACGATCCCGGACGTGCGCAGGTGGAGCAGGAAGGGCGCGGCCCATGCCGGAAGCTGTTCGAGGGTGAAGTTTGCCATGGCGGGGAGCATATCACATGAGGCTGCTGGTTGTGCGCAAGCGGCGCTGTAGCATGTGCTAATTTGCATATAGCACGTGCTAATTTTATTTTTTGTTTGGTGTTTTTTGCATGAGGGGGTGGGCACCCCCCGCGCGACGCGACGCGCGAAAAAGGCCCCCGCCCCCTCGCCATCGGCCCTCCGCGCGGCGGGTCGCGCCTCAACGATCGTTCGGTCAGTTCGGCGGGCCGCTGCTGTCTGCCTGTGCAGTATCACTAGATTGCCGCTCGCCGCTCGCCGATGGCCGGTGGCCGCTCGCCGCTCGCCGCTCGCCGCTCGCCGCTCGCCGCTCGCCGCTCGCCGGTGGCCGGTGGCCGGTGGCCGGTGGCCGGTGGCCGGTGGCCGGTGGCCGGTGGCCGGTGGCCGGTGGCCGGTGGCCGGTGGCCGATGGCCGGTGGCCGATGGCCGCTCGCCGGTGGCCGGTGGCCCGCTCCCTGCGCCGCTCGCGGGGCGCCGCGGGGCGCGGGCTGGCCGCTCGCCGATGACCGCTCGCCGCTCGCCGGTGGCCGTTTAAGGAGCGTGCCCATGCTAAAAAACAGCAGATGGCTCTATTATGCGTGTTTCCAAGGCGCACTGTGTACGCCCGCACAGTGCTTGCAGTTTTTTAGCACCGCAAATGCTGTATGCGCTTACACCATGACCCTCCAAAAAACGGCTCTATTATGCGGTTCTTCGCCCTTCTAGTGGGGTGTGCCTCCCCCCCCCCTATCGCAAAAAATGGCTCTATCATGCGTGTTTCAGCGGGGGTGTGTCAGGGGGTGTGCCGGGGGGGAAAATCGAAAAATGGCTCTATTCCGCGGGTTTCAGCGCGGTGTGCCCTGTGCCACCCCCCCGACGAAACTTTCCTATATACAAGCAGGGGTAATAATAGCATGTGCTATTTTTACATCATCTTCCGTTAACTCTTCTTCCACTAAAAGAGCGGCACACAAGGCACAGTGAAAAACCCCATGCTAACTCAAGCACTTGCCGTCGCATAGCCGCGTCATGCCCAGCGGCACACGGCCGACACGCCTGCGCACGCTCCAGCGCCGCCGCCCCCAAACCGGTGAAGCGACAGCGAGAATCTTGCAAAGCTCGCGCGCCGCCCTGCAAGGCGACTGCAAAAATTTTGCGAAGGGGGCTTGACAGCGAAAAACAGCACGTGCTACAGTCCGCCCCGTCATCGTGACACCTGCCCCTGCCACCATCGAGGAACTGACCATGAACGACAACCTTGCCTGCACTGTCGTGCTCTTCGTCGCGAGCGTCGGCGGATTCGCCGGCGGCCTGATCGCGCTGCTCGCGGCCGTTCGTCAGGCGGTGCTGGGTTAACCCGGCATCGCGCTGCATCCCTTACCACTACCGAGAGGAACTGACCATGAACGACAACGCAAACCCGGTCCATCCGTTCATCCGCACCATTGAGCTGAACATCGGTCTCTTGGCCAGCGAGCACGCGGTGGACCGCGAGCCCTTCGCGCCGATATCGCCTGACACTGCGCGGCTCGCGGTGCGCGACCGCCTGCACTTCCCTGCACTCGGCGCGTTTGAGACGCGCGTAGAGGAAGGCGGCGCCGAACCAACACTGGTGGCGCGCTTGCGCGTGCCGGTGGAATTCATCGCCGACGGCCGGCTCGCCGCGACCGTGTACGGGCTCGCCGTATCGCTGGAGCAAGACGCGATCGCCGTCTACTACACCGACGGCAAGCGAGCCGGGACCGGCGCGCTTATCGGCCCATGCGCCGCCCTGTGGGGCGCGTTCAATCCCGCGCTCTTCGCGCGGTTTGAGCCCGCTGCCGACTGACCGACCAACAACCCGCCGAAACGGGCGCGCCGGGGACCGCGCCCGTCGGCCGAAGGTGGCGCCTCCGGCCCTGACGATGGCAAGCCACTACACCAAGGGGACCTGACCATGCGAACCGAGACAATCACGCGCACGCTGTACACGTTTGCCGAATTGAGCGACGACGCGCAGCAACACGCAATCGAAAAACTGTGGAATCTGAACGTAAACCACGACTGGTGGGAATTCACCTATGAAACAATCCAGAAAGCGGGCGACTGCATGGGCATCGACTGCAAGGTCGAAGGTTTTGACCTAGATCACGGAGTGGCTATCGACCTTCGCGGCACGTACGCATACCGCAAAGACTGGCGCGCGGCACTGGCGCAAGAGTTCGGCGATGACACACTGGCCACGCTGGCGAAGATTGGCGATGAACTGCAAGCGGCGCAGCGCCCCGCGTTCTACTCGGCCAGTGCCGAACTGCGACGCCCGTACTATGGGCGCGACGGTACAGGGTACGACATAGACCAAGAAAAAGGCGCCGACGTGACGGACAATCTGATAGACGCGCTACGCAGCTTCGAGCATTGGGCGTGGCGCCTGCTGCGCGATGACTACGGGTATTTGACCAGCTACGACGTGATCAAGGAAACAATCGAGGCGAACGGATATGAGTTCGACGCGAACGGAGACCTTGCGTGAGCGCCGTGGCGCCAACATTGCGCGCGGCACTAGCGCAGGCCGAACGTGATGAGCGGCGCGCTGCCGCCGCGCTCGCCGCCGCGCGCCGCGCCGACGACTCCACCGCCGCGCGGATACTCGCGCGCCGGGCGGCCGAAGCGGGCGCAGCGAGAGCCGCGCGCGTGCAGGCGCAGCGCGCCGCCCTCACCGCCCTGCGCGCCGCGCGCGCGGCCGGGCCGCCCGGGGCGGCCCCCCCGCCCCCCCCCCCGCGCGCCCCGGCGGCCCCACCCCCCCCCCCGCGGGCGGCCCCACCCGCCCCGG